CAAATCTGCACCGTAAGCTAGAAAGTTTGCTGCTGTGAAAAACTGTGTGTAGGTGTTGCTGTCTGGTTTGCCAAATGTTTCTGCAAGACGGATTTCATTACCAATAGCAGTAATCTCATCTATTGGTCCCCATGCAAAATTACCAGCAAAACCACCAATAGTAGTAGCAACGGAAGGTACAACCGTTGTTAAATCTACTTCAGAGACATTAACCCCTGGTGATAATTGAAATGCCATTTTTTTATTCTCCTATTATGACACGAAAAAAATAAATCGTATTTTTATAGTGTATTTATGAAATTAGAAATTTGAGGGAAGATAACCTCTTTCTTTTACTACACTCCACGCATCACCATCACTATCAGTAAACTTTTCACTTTCGTCCTCATAATTACCGTCAAATATTCCTACGGGAGCCAAACTATCTTCTATGATAGTGTTTGTGTGGTCCAACAACTGCTGTCTAATATCCGTGCTTGTGTATTCTTTAAAGAAACTTTGTGCTGTTAACCATGCAAATAAAACAAGACCCATACACAAGTCGTCGTGATTTCCTTCTTCAGCTTTATACGTATCTCTGTCTCTTGTAAATGTATTTAGCTCAGATATTGTATCAAAATCCGTAAGCGTTATCTTGTCGTTTTCAATCATTGCTTTTAGATTAGCACAACCAACTTTCTTGACAGATTTTGTGGTTTTTATTCCAAATCCTGCAGACCTTTTGAACCCAGACGATATACTTTGACCTTTAATGTTATGAGACTCTAATCTAAATATATTCTCATACTCTAAATCGTAATGTAAAATATCCACTACTTGTTGACCAACACTGTTAGTCTCAACTAATATAAAAGCGTCGTTATATTTTCTGCCAATAGAGTATATAATATTAGGAAATACCAACGGTGCTACTCTATTATTTCTATACTTGGCAACTTGTTTATATGGTATGCTCGACACATCTACTACCTGAATTATAGAATAATCCAAATCGAGACCTTCAGCACAATCTACAGTTAATACATAAGAGCTGTTACTTGTCGGTTCTTCGTAAACATCCAAGTCGTCGTATGACATAATAGGATTACCGAACACAAGCGACCTTAGTTTGGAACCTGATATTAATGTTGATGTTGAACCTAAGAAATTAGTGTTATGCGAAACTAATGAATTAGAGTAATAAGTAGAATGATTTTCAACTCCTACAGGGTCATATACTTCAAAATTACCATATTCAACATCAATACTTTTTATTTTATTATTAGTCAAAGATGAAAATAACGAAATGTCTTTTGCTTTTTGAAACCCTTTTTCGGTTAAAAATAGATGTTTTCCTGAACATTTTATGTAAGTGTCATCTTCAAGAACAAACGTATACATATCTTTTACATACTTTTTTTGAACACCTTTAAAATTTTCATATCCTAAAGGAGTTTTTATAAGATATCTATTAGAATTTTCTTTAAACAATTTTTGCTTTACCTTTAACAATACTGACTATGTATGTTATGCTAACATTATATTTTTTAGAATACTCTAAACAAAAAGCTCTTTCATATGAAAATACTTTACCATTGCGCTTTACTTTTCCTATATCAGGATTATCTATAAAAACATTATTTTTTAAATCTGTTCTAATTTGTTCCGCAACATTATCTGAAATTATTGACGACTTTTTATTTGCTTGTAATTTTCTAAGTTTACCTTGTTCGGTTAAATTTAAACTGTAACCAGATTTATTTTTATTCCAAGGAATAGTACCTTTTTTTACTCCACCTATTCCTGGTCTTTTTACTCCTCTTTGAATATTTGATATATAATCAGCAGGAAGTCCCATTCTTCGGGCAATCATTACACATGCACCAAAATCATTTTGTTTGTAGTGAATGTTATAATGCTCTTCTATAGAAATACAAATTAAATTTGATATATCATTATTTTGTCTGTTACCATCAATATGATGAATTTCATAAGACCTGCCTAAAGAGTCTTTAGGTATTTTACCATATGTTTTTATCCATATGCTTCTATATGTATTAGCCATATTTTATCCTTTCTTTTATTTATAATTTAAAGAAAGTCGGTTTCAAACTAAAAATTCATATAAGTCTTTTATCTTAACACTGAGATATTCTTTTGTTTTGTTGTCGAATATTTCAACAATAGTGTTTCCTTCAACACATTCAAATTCTTGTGAGAACTGCTCTTCACTAGTATTTCTTACTGTCTGTTCTTTCCAAGCTTCATCTCTACCCGGCACCATTGACCAATGAACTTCAATTGGATTATAATCTGACCTTTTTTCGGTAGCATCCATCCACATTTTGTAGAAGTGATTCAAACCGTATGGTGTTGATACGATAATAACTTTAGTCGTTTTACCAGAAGAAATAACAGGATAAGTTGATGTAAAGAACTCGTTTGCCATATTCTGAGGAACGAAAGCAAACTCATCAAGAAATATCAAGTTATATGAACCTCCTCGAACACCAGAAGAGCTTGTTGCAAACGCAGCAATTTTAGAACCATTCTCTAGTTCAATGTTGCCTTTGTTCCATGTTACAATACCCTGCTGTAACCACGCTGGTAGATATTCATATGCATATTTAATTCTATCAAGAATCTCTCGAGCAAGTGCACCCTTGTTGGCAAGAATAGCAATCGAGTAGTTGTCATTAAACAATACTGAGTGCAACATATAACCAGCGGCTGTTGTAGTTTTACCAACCTGACGAGGCATCTTCGCAATCGTAAAACGTTCGTTATGAAACGAATGCACCATCTCTTCTTGAAATGGCCACATCTCAAAAGGCACCAAACCTCTATCAACGTTAACAATCTTTACATAAGTCTTAATAAAATATACTGGGTCATCAATACACTTCTCAATCTCATCTAACTGGTCTTGAGTATATTGAATAAGCGTACTTGTTCGCTTGAGCTTGACGTTTCCTAAATAACCCTTATCAATATCCATAATATTTAATCTTTATTTTCATTTATCGCTTGACAAAACTCTTGACAACGTGTATTATTTGGTATGTCGGGTCTTTCGAGTAATGTACTAAGCATTACTTAGTGATACTTCTTAACATCCATGCGTGTTTGTTATGAGTATCTATTCTACCACTGAGAAAGTCCGCAAGTCCCTGTAGTTTCATTTCTGAAGCTAAATCAAACGCAACATTCAAATCAGCAAGAATAATCTCATTGTCTTTTGATAACTCAAAGCACATAGCAACTGGTTGCAATATATTTGTCTGGTCTTGGACTTCAGCAAGTTCAATGAATCTGGTCATAGAACCTGGCACATAAGCGTCTAGTGCTCGAATTTCTTCCGCAATAACATCTACAGAACCATGTAACTCTGTATAAAGCTCACCAAAAAAGTCATGGAATTGCACGAAGTTTGCGCCCTCTACATTCCAATGAAAGTTATGCGCTTTCAAATACGTGACAAACGTATCTGCCAACGTTTTTTTCATTAAATCAATCAGTGTTTCCATTTTTCTTTTCCTTCATTTGTTTTATTAAATCTGTAGTTGAGCCCACAAAAACTGCTTTATCAACATTAATAGTTTGATTGTCTTGAGACTTCGCTGAGCCACCAATCATTTCTTTTTTCTTTTTCTGTATCTCTATCAAGTCTTTATTCATCTCGGCCATAGTTTTAATCAAAGTAGAAACTACTTCATATGCTCTAGGATGTTCTGACTCACGAGCGACCTCTAAGATATTATCAACAGCACCTGTTCCTTGTCGAATAAGATTTCTAATGTTGCTTCTAGCAAACGTAAAATCTTCTTGAGCCTCATCGCTCAACTCTTCTGGTGCTGGTATCAAATCTTGAGATTTTTGTATAACCAAAGGATTAACATCAAACATCTCAGATAAATTTTTATTTAATTCTTTCATAGTAAAGTGTCAGGCCATTCTGTAAGTGTTTCTGTAAATCCGTAATCGCTATCAGCATTTGCTGTAATAGGATCGGGTGTCGTTACGATCATAAACGCTTTCGCGGGGTTTAAGTCTACTCTATCTATAGTATATAGTGCGTTTGAATAATCACCTTTAATTACGTCGTTTGCACTCAGTAAGCTAGAGAGTTCTTCAACAATCAACGTACCAGTAACGTTATTCGCAAAGTAAGTTACCTTACCGGTAATATTTTTAGCTTCTACCCTGATAGTTTCGCCAGTGGTGTAAACACCATTACCTGTAGCAACATTTACGTATACTTTTTGACTATCTAGATTTCTAGTGTCAAGATACACGTTAGTATTTGCTTTGTTAATTATCTTACCTGTTTTTAGTGCTGGGAATATGTACCCTTTTAGAGTAAACGTGAGTTCCCAGATTATAAGTCTAGTCGTCATCATATCGCCTTCATAATCAATAGAAGGAGATACGTCATTTAATATAATAGGAATATCGTATTTCTGATCCATTCCCTCAATTAGGTCTACAGTAACAGTAAAATCAGGAGTGAAGAAAGGTAAGATTTGTTCTAGTATTTGCGTACCATCTTCAGTATTTCTCACGTAAATTGATAATGAGAAATTAAAATTGTATGGAATAGGCGCGTATTGAACGTTTGCTGTAGATCCGTTGATTGCAGAAAAGTTTTTTAATGACGTCATCTGCTTTCTTGATGTATCATAATTGATACCAGTCATATCAAAACTTATTCTAGGAACAGCAGTAGCAATACTTTTAATTAAATCTGGATCAGATGTTAATCTAGTTAAATACTTTTCTTTTGGACCATACGACAACGGAACTTTTATACGTTCGTATTCGGTTACTTGATTTAAACTTCTTCTAACAACAGTAATGTCGTTGAATAGTGTGCCAAACGCCACAACTATTTTTCTTATAGTTCTATTATAAAAGTGCGCGTTTTTTAACATTATGTTTCTCCGAACGGATTAGATTCAGTGAAATCAATAATTAAATCAGATTCCGTTTGAATACGTTTATTGTCTGCAATATCTTCAAACATAGAGTTGAAAGGAGACTCATCATCAACAAGAAGAACGCTTCTAATCGATCCTGAAGTGTTACCTTTAACATTACCTGTAGTAAATGTACCCTTCACTCTAATGATATCCATGGTAGAGTTAGCGGTGTATGAATACACAACAGCTTGGGCGGTTGATGTTGCTAATGACGTACCTTGGTATACAATCTCGTCCGGTATAAACATACCTGTCGACCAAGGAGCTACGACTGAGTTTGCTATTGGTAATCTAGTTTTCTTATACGCAGATCTAATTTGAATGTCTATTTCTTCAATACCAGTCTCTATAATCTCTTCAGAGAATACAAACTGTTTTAGTTTTAAAGCGTAAAGATAAACGTTTCCACCACGACCTCTACCTAATGTGTGGAACATTGCTTGATCGTTCTCGTGTTCAACGAACGTGATCTCAAAAAGGTTTTGTATCATTGGCACGTACACCAAATCGCCTTCTCTTGGTCGATCTATAGTGTTGTTTGACATTTTGAATCTACGACGAGAGACTAACATAGTTATCTCATCACGAATTTCTAGACCAAATTTAGAAATGAAGTCGCCTTCACCATCCATACCAGTAACATTCTCGAGATACATCTCAACTGGGGTTGCTCGTCTAAACTCAGAGGTGACGTCTTCGCCATAAATATAATCAATCTGATCACGAGAAGAACGCTCTATGTAAAAGACATCCATGCCTTTTATTTGCATAGCCTCGATAACCAAATCCTCAACTAGAAGTTGTTCTGGTGTG